GCGTATCTAATCCGCGCCGCTGTTTACCAGCACCTCGCAGACACACTCGGACAAGCAGTGGCCCAAACTTTAGGATTGACAGGTCTCTACGCCAACACTGTTGCTGGGCTTTCCCCAGCTGCCATTGATGAATACATGGCGCACCAACATCAGCCAGCCTTAGCCCCTCGCACCTTCATGCGTACAGGCCAAAGTGTTAACGCTTTTGACTCTTTGAACCGTCGTCGTGCCCCCCGACATCAAAATTTAAGGGCACCTGCGATGGAACAAGTAGGACTCTACGTTCCTTATGACGAACAGGGCCCAATTTACAATCCTGTCCGCAAATACGACGTTATTGCACAAGAGTTTGAGGCTTTCTTTGACCCGGTTTACACCTTCGCCCAGCGGCCCGCTAACCATCGGTCTGAAAAAATCTTTAAAGGTTTTGACGAACCCACCCAGGTTTACGACCCCGATGGCCCTGAGGAGGCACAACATCACCGTGGCACTGACGGCACTCTTTACGCCTGGTCTATGCACGAACGTGTCCGACCACGAAAACAGGCCACAATCGGCGACCCCAGAGTCAAGCGCAACGCTTCTGCCTTGAAAAGCGCCCTCAAGAGACACCTCAACCTTTCAAAGCTGCCACCGCAACTTGATGAAGCGCTATTAGCCGAATGTCTCCAGGAGGCTGTAACCACTTGGGCAACCAATAAGACTGGCATTGCCCTACACAACACTATGCAGAGCTGGGAACCGCACGACGACCCATTGTACCTCCGCACCTTCCTAAAAGGGCAATGGATAAAGAAATTGGAAGCTCGTGGTCTTCCCCCAAAGAAAGGCCAAATTGTCACTAACATCCACGTCGGCACTACCCTTGAGGATTCAGCTTACGCCTTGTACATGGAAAAACAGATCACACGCACCTTGCCCCCAAACATCATCCTGAATGCTCGTCTTTCTCCCCAAGAACTTGGCGAGTTATATGAAAAGCACTGGGACACATCTAAACCCGTTACCGGTAATGATGTCACAGGTTGGGATGCTGGTGTTGAACACGAGTTCCTGCATGGTGTTGACTTGTACCTCATGCAACAGTTGCACTTTCCTCTTTCCTACATTCAGGCGTATCAACATCGGCGTCTGAATTCCTACACACACCTTGGCCGTTTCCCCGTTATGCAAGCTAGTGGTGACCGTTACACGTGGATCCTCAATACTCTCAGGAACCTCGCCGTCACGACCCTCTACTTCAACCTTCCCGCCGGCACCACTATGGCCTTTGCCGGTGATGATTCAATAATTTGCGGCCATTTCAAAAAAAATCCTTTCTTCAAGTCCTCCCATTGGGCAATGAAATTCAAGCCCTTCTGGTCTCCCTACGGCGCCTTCTGTGGCTGGACTTTTGGAAAACACACGCTCAATGTCAGCGCGCGCGCCGTTGCCTACCGCGCCCGCGTTATGCTTCAAGCTGGTCAGGCTTCCCCTGACCTTTGGCGGTCATTCAAAGATTCGCTCCCCTATGTCAACCCAGACTCCAATAATTTTTCTGCAATTTTGTACTATATTAACCTAGCCCACTCAGTCTTTAATCTTCCGATCCCCCTATGATTTATGTATTTTATCTTCTAGTTTTAGAGATGGTTTTACCCGGTTACCTTTT